GGTTTGATACTTTTGGATACTGGGAAAATAACTGGATTTTGTTTATTAACGAGTTTTATCCACATTTAAAAGTTTTACAAAAAAATAAAAGAAAAGTAGAGGCGATTAAAAAGATTGTTGAAGCGGGCAATGCTTATATTTGGATTTCAAAAGAAAAACTTTATATTCTACCTTTTCCAGAAATTCATTTAAACGAAAAAAAACAATTACACAACTTGAATGGTTATGCTTTAAAATTTGCTGATAAAGAAACATATTGGATAGAAGGAGTAAAGTTTGATAAAGATTTATGGCAGAAAGTTGTTGGCAAAAAAATGTCTTTTAAAGAGATAATGGCTATAAAAAACATAGAACAAAGAATGGTTGCTTTAAAGATGATGGATGCTGAAAAACTTTTAAAAGAAAGCAAGGCAAAGTTATTAGATAAATCAGAAAAAGGAAATGAACTTTATTTGATAGAGAATGTTTTTAGCCAACCCGCTTACTTTTTGAAATATGTCTGTCCATCTACTGGTCGGGTATATGTTAGCGGAATTGACCCCAATGTAGCCCAACAAAATCCAAATGCTGATTATTGTATGTCTTGGAAAATGGAGATAACTATTGATGATTATTTAAATAATTTAGAAAAAGAAACATAAAAAGGTCGGAAAAATAAAATAAACTTATGAACAAAATTTCCAAAATAAAGAAGCAATGCTTGATTTCACTTTTGGGAGGTATTATAATATGTTTATTAATGGCTCTTTACATCGGTAAATTAGCGGCGGATTTATTAAAGGTCGCCTCGCTAATTAAATAACAGGGTGAAATATTGAATATGAGTACAACCCTCCACAGGCGAATCGGAGGCAGAAAGCCAAAAGAAAACCTGTGGAGAATACCGTGGTGGGTTAAATTATTTGTGCTTATTCTTACGATAAGCCAGATAATAGCCCACTACAATTATAGTCAAGAAATGCGGAGAAAAAATCAAGAACTTCAGGAAAAAGTGTGGAATCTGCAAAACCAAGAACCGAAAGTAATTGAAAAAATAAAAGAAAAAGTAATTGAAAAAAGAGTGTATATCAATAGAAGCGGACAAGATGTTACGCCTATCGTAGAATATACGCAAAAAAAATTTGGAAATAGAAGCAAAATTGCTCTGGCTATATTTAACGCAGAAAGTGGATTAAGGGCCGATGCCCAAAATATAAACGCTGATGGTTCAGTTGATAGGGGTATTGCCCAGATTAATAGTTGCCATTGTGGATGGGTAGACTGCTCAAGGTTATTAAACTGGGAATATAATATAGATGTTGCCTACCAATTATCAAGGGGTGGAACGGACTGGTCTCAATGGACAACCTACAGAACAGGAACATATCGCAAATATCTTGACTATTTTGAGTAAGCATCTAATTTGCTCTCCTTGTGTCTTCGGATACAAGGAGAGAGATTAGGGGCTTATTATGGCAGAAGAAAAAATTAAACCATCTTATTATTCAATTTTACCGGCAGAAGTAAGATATAGCAAAAAAATATCTTTATTAGCAAAACTTTTGTATTCTGAAATAACGGCTCTTTGTGATAAAGAAGGATATTGCCGGGCTTCTAACGCTTATTTTGCTGAATTATATAATAAATCAATTACTCAAATTTCAATGACTCTTCAAACATTAGAAAAGGCTGGATTTATTAAAATTGAGATAAATAAAGAAGAAGGAAACCTAAGAAAAATATACTTAACACCCCTACCAAAACCCACCCCCTATTTAAAAAAACTTAAAAAGGGCTATTTAAGAAAACTTAAAGAAAACAATATAAATAATAATTTATTATTATATAAATATAATAATAACGAAGAAATTCTTAAAATGCTTAGTTCCTCTAAACAGAGACATTTAAGGATTTTAGCATGGTATGCAAAAGAGAAAAATATTGATTTTACGGATGTAGAAGGAAAAACACCAGAAGAAAAGGCGAAAAATGCTAAAAAGAAATTGCAAGACTTTATTAAACGACACGGAAAATATGCCAGCCAACTTACACCATATAAAACAAAAGATATTTTGGTGGCCCAAAATCTTGCAAAATTTGCCGCAGAAAAAGGTGGATTTGATTGGACACTCTCAACGGTTGTTAAAAAAATTGATCAAGTTAAAGAGTATAAACTTTAACCCTTGACTTTTTTAAAAAAATTTTTTAAGATAGAGTAATATGAAAAAAGAAACAAGGTCAATTATAAAAAGAAAACAACTCAATAAAAAGATTTATTTGTATATCATTGATTACCTTGCCGCTACTGGAAAAATGCCAACCCTAAAAGAAATAGGAGATACTTTTGGTTTTTCAAAAGAAAGGGCAAGACAAAAAATGGAACAACTTCAAGAAGAGGGATATTTAATTAAGGTCGGAAGAAAGTGGAGAAAAACCCACGTATTAACTACAGAGGCAATTAAAAATTTAATTCAAAAATAAATGTCATTTTCAATTCAGGTGGTTTTAAATAAATATTTATGTTTAATTAATAAAAAGGTTGTAAATAAAAAGAGTTAATAAAATAAAACTTATGGAAATAGATATCAAATTTGCAGAATACTTAAATAGAAAAGGTCTTTTAGAGCCGTTAATAGATAGTTATAAAGAGTGGAGGGATAAAGAAAATTATCCTTTTCAACTCAAAGACAAACAGATAATGTTTCAAAGCGTGTTTAAAGCGTTGTGTGATTTTTGGAGCGGTCAAGGGTTTAATAAAGAAATAGACATAAATTTAATTACTCAACAGGCAAAAGAAATTGTTGAAGAAATAAGTAAAGAATATGGACTAAATACAAAGGAAGAAATTTCTAATGATGTAATAGAAAGAATTGAAAAACTTAAAAACAATGAGGAAAAAAATAAAAATTAGTAAAATTACAGAAAAGAAAGCCGCAACAGGTATTCCGTATTATAATATTTGGGAAGAAAATAATAAAGAAGAAGTATGGATGCTATTTAGCAAAGAAAAACCAAAACTATATCATTCAATTTGGGTTGAATGGGACCCAGAAAACGATTATCACACAGAAGATGGAATAGAAATTCACAAAGCGAAAATTGCTTTTAGGGAAACCAAGCCAGATAATGCCGATACCAATACAATTATCGCTTGTTTAACAACCATTAATAATAACATCAAAACAATTGAAAAGAAAATTGATGAACTTCAAGAAGGGTTATCAATACTTGTTGATAAAGTTAATGAATAAATGAAAAAGGTTGGTAAAAAATAAATAAAAAATTATGAAATTATTTGTAATTTCCATTCATTCAGATGAAAATTGGTGGTTTTTATACCAGTTTGATGGTGCAGTAGTTTGTGCAGAAAATGAAGAGGAAGCAAAGAGAATACACCCCGCCTCTGCCGGTAGTTGGTGGAACGATGATATTTTTTACGACGAGAAAAAGAAAAAGTTTATGGAAGGGTTGGAAAACGGAAGAATAATAGATAGTAGAAGTGATGATTGTTGGACAAATAATTTAGACGAAATAAAAGTTGAATATATTGGTGAAGCAAAACCAGGATTAAAAAAGGGAGTAATTTTGTCTTCTTTTAATAGTGGTTAAAATTTAATAAACAAATACAAAAAAATGATTAAAAACTATGTTCCAAAACAAAAAAGATGAAAAAAAGAAGGGGTTATCAGGCAGAATATAAATTTAGACAAAAGATAAAAAAGGAAGGAAAGTTTATAGTAAAATTAGCAATAGGAGAAGTAGCAGATTACATTATTATTAAACCAAATAAATTAGAAATATGGGAAGTGAAAGAGGGATTTGGGAAAAGGTTTTATCCCAGCCCCAGAGAAAAAAAACAAATAGAAAAAATAAAAGTAATGGCAAAGAAAAATAAAATTCACGCTTATCTAATTTATTATCCAAAAGAAAAAAGATTAAAAAAGGTTATATATAAAACACCACTTATAATAAAATTATGTTAACAACAGCCCCAACTATCCTAAAGAAAATCTGGGGGATAAAATACGAAGAGATATACAGTGATGATTATCTTCTTTGGAAACTCTATATTAAAAAACCATTCTTTAATAATGGCTATTTTTGTTTTGGAATAAATGAAAAGTTGATTAATAGGGCGATAAATGAAGGTGTTGATAAGTTTATAGTTATGGTTGGAAAAAGAGAGGTTTCAATGAGGGTTCCGACAAGGAAAGAACTAAAAGAAAAAGAAAAAAGAAAAGAGTATGAGATAAAACAATCAATGTTTGAAAATGGAAAGAGTATGAAGATTTATTATTTTACTATAAAGTAAAAATATGAAACTAAATGAAAAAGCAAAAAAAGCAATAAAAGAAATCAAGTATATATTACAATATTATTATGTTGATAAAAATGCCATTCAGAAAAGTTTTGACGAGCACTTTAAAAAAGTTGGGCTACCCAAAAGGAAAGTTGAATTATATGATAATTTAAATGGATGGGGTGCTGTTTGTGAAACCGTTAAGAAGGTTAAAGAAGATACTGCCTGGAAAGAGATTCGGGATACTCTTTATAGAACTACTCAAACTGCCCCCGCTCTTTTGGGTAATACTCAAATGGTTGTCTGGGACATTGTTAAGAATACCGCTTGGTATATCGCTTGGGATGCCATTTATGGAACCTTTTTTAATATTGCTTTTAATTTTCCCATTGAGGATTATTATTATTGGAAGGCGGTTTTGGGCACCGTGGTAAGTATCCCCCGAAACGCTCCTCTGGATGCTACTTGGTATGTTGCCTGTCTGAACTGTTGTGATAAAGATGATAATTGCAAAATATGTAAGTTTAGAAAAAAGTTTTGCGAATTACAATTTAATTTATTAAAAAATGGTGTGTTTTTTTATTGGGTTTTTGAAAATAAAGTTATTGTCATAACCCGTCCAAAAATAATTAGATGTCAAAAAGGAAAACTCCATTCAACAACCACTCCTGCATTAGAATGGGAAGGAGCAAAGTATTATTCTTTACAAGGGGAAATAGTAAGAAAAGATGTTTGGCAAAAGACTATTCACCAATTAAAATATGAATAAAGAAAATTGGGAAAAAGAATTAAAAGATAATTTAAAAGCCGAATTTATTGAGGGCGATGATGAATTAACCCAAAAATTGAGAGAGTTTTGGTTTGGTAATTCTCCTTTTGTTGGAATGGCTGGGGCTGATTTTTTAAAAGATTTAAGGGATTTTATCCGCCAAGAGAAAGCCAAAGAGCGCCAGAAGTTTATTGAGATATTGGAAAGATTGAAGATAGAAAAACAAGACGATTTTGGGGTTTATGGATTTATAGAAAGTGGATATAATCAAGCCGTAGAAGAAATCAACCAAAAAATTCAAGAAGCCATTAACCAATTAAAAAATGAAAAATAAAAGTCCCACAATTAAAAATTTGCCTTCACTGAAAAATAATATATTTTCAGTGGAAGCATAGTTCTTTATATGACAAAACCAAAATCGAAGGAGGTGGTGAGCGTGATAGTGAAGGATGCACTTCAGGCTTACGAAGGAATGGATAAGTTGATAGGTCGCCCAATAAGACTAAACAAGAGAAGGCTTGAGGTTAAAAGGGGAAAGAATTATGCTGAATTGCTTTTTTGCGGAGATTGGCATCTTGGCTATCCAACCTGTCTTTTTGATGACCTTAAAGAGAACCTTGATTACTGCCTTTCTCATCGCATTTATTTGCTTTTAATGGGAGACCTGATGGAGGCAGGAACAAGAGACTCTGTGGGCGATTCCGTTTTCAAACAAATTCTTGACCCCCAGAGCCAAATAGAAAGGATTATTGAACTCCTTTTGCCGTTATCAGAAGCAGGTCTTGTGCTGGGACTATATCGTGGCAATCACGAGAACAGAATTTTAAAAACCACTGGTATGGACCCAGCAAAGATTATCTGCCGCATATTGCGAATTCCATATCTTGGCGGAGCAATGTGGAATTTGTTTTATGTCGGTAATCAATCTTATAAGATTTACGCCCTACACGGCAAGTCGGGAGCAAGAATGCTCTGGACAAAAGTTAAAGCAGTAAGTGATATAGCACAGAATGTTGCACCAAATGCCCATATCGTAGCAATGGGACACGTTCACGAAAATGTTGTAGTAGAGAGAGATTTTATGGATGTATCAGCAAAACGCAAAAAGGTTGTTCAACCAAAGAGATTTATCTGTTTAACTGGACACTATCTTGGCTACGATGACTCTTATGCCCAAGAGGGTGGAATGGGACTTGGACGTAAGGGTTCGCCAAAGTTTAAGTTATTCGCTGACAAGTTTGATATTCACGCTTCACAATAGCACATTTTATGGGGAGCGGGCTCGCCTGCTCCCCTACCAGTTTTTACAATAATTATTGTCAAAAATTACAATTATGAGAAAAAAAAGAAAAAGAAATGCAATTAAAGTAGTATTATTTGACCTTGATGGCACGCTTACCAAAAATACCTGTTGGACAGAAAAAGAATGTTTAAATGCCATACCCAATAAAAAAATGATTGAACTTGAAAGAGAAATTGCAAGAGACCACTTTGTTGTAATTTGGACGGCAAGAAAAGACCATCTTTTATCAGCAACCGTTAAGTGGCTGCGAAAACACGACATACCATTTCAAGCAATTTCTAACAATAAAACAAGTTGCGATATTGCGATAGATGATAGAACATATAATGTTAATGATGTCAAAAATTTTTTAAAAGATTTAAATAAATAATATGCCAAAAGTTGTTAAAGTTGAAATGAAAAATAAAAAACAATTATTAATAAAAGAAAAATTAAAAAAACTTATTCTTGCTAATACTGAATATTGGTTGCCTTATGGCAAATACGATAAGAAAAGAGGAAGTTGTTTCATTATTGAAGAAAAAGAGCCGTTTTTCTGGCGGATAAATCCAGAATGGGCAGAAGAATTGGCAGAAAAGATAATAGAGTTTTTAAATACAGTTCTTTAAAAGGGGGGTGATTAAAGTGAAAAAAGACTTAATATTGTTGGCTATTGTTTTTATCCCACTTATGGTTTATAATATTGTTAATGGGATAAAAAATTATCGCCAATACAAAAAATTCAAGAAAATTCTAAAAGAAATAGGGAGGTGGAAAAAATGACTAATAAGAAAAACCACGAGATAATGAGTAGTTTCTCAATGGCAAGGAACATAAAGTGCGAAAGGTGTCAAAATCCTCTTTCAATTTTGAAAGCAATGACACCAACAGGACAAACGATATATATTCTTTTTTGCAATCAGTGTGGATATCCGCTCATTGAGAAAAAGGAGAAAAAATGAGAGGTGATAAAAAGTGCGACCGACAATACAATACTATGAGTTTCTGCTTACTTGTCTCAGGCAACTCAAGCAAATGGTGGAAGCGGAAAATGTCCCAGCGGCTTTACACCCCAAATCCCAAGAGATTACAAAAGAACTCTTGTCAGCGATTGAAGATTACATAGCAATTATTGATAACGAGTTAACCAAAATCAAGTTCTGGGATTGGGTTCTATCAAACGGCTGGGCAAGAAAATGGTATTACCTGTTTCCAGATAATAAAAACTGGGAAGATGAGGAGGAAGAAGATGAATGATGAACTGGCAATGAAAGAACTTATCACCCTTATAGCGTTGTCTCAAGATGTTCTCCGGGACCTGATGATGGAAGCAAAAAGCAACGACCCAGAGTTGATGGCAATCTACTGTCACGCCCTTCGGGTTCTTGGCGAACTCTTGGAAGACACGATAGTTGCCATCGCCATTTGTTGCGGTTATTACCTTAACAAGTGCGAAGGCACAGATTAGTTTAACGGGGGCAACCGGCGACGACCTCCCATTAATCGTTAACAGCGATTAACGAATGGGTATCTGGTTGCTCCCGACCACATTTTAATTCTCAATTCAAAATATATGAAAGAAGAAAAACTTAAAGAAGAAATACAAAAGAAACGGCAAGAATTGGAAGAGTTAGAACGTGAATTGGAAAAGGTTAAAAATTGTAATCACGAGTGGCAGGAGGTGGAATTGGGCGAAGGAGAATTTGGGTTTCAATGTGTTAAATGTTTTGAAGTGAAAGATGAAAAATAAAAAGGGTCGGAAAAATAATTAAAGAATTATGAAAAAATACAAACCAACCAAAGAAGCAATTAAGAATTTAACCGATAGTATTAAAAAGTTTGGATTAGTCAATTCGAAACAATGGTGAGAGTGTAATGAGGGCGGGCTAATTATGAAAATTATTTGTAGATGTGGACACGAAGAAGAATTAAAAAGTAAAATTATGGATTTAACTTGGAAAACAGAAAAAAGAAAAATAAAAGATTTAAAATTATTTGATGGAAATCCTCGTATCTGTTTATATAACTTTTTCAGATAAAGATTTAATTGTTTTATTGAATTCTCTTAAAGATAATGATTTTTATTTATCGCAAATACTTGTTTGGTTAAAAAATAATATAGTTTTAGGTAGATTAGATTATTTACCTAAACACGAGCTAATTATATATTGTTGGTATGGCAAGCATAAATTTTATGGTAATAAACAGCAATCAGTTTGGGAAGTAGATAAGCCTGTGGAATCAGATTTACATCCTACTATGAAACCTATTGAATTAATAGAAAAAGCAATATTAAATTCATCTAAAAGAGAAGAAATAGTTTTAGATTTATTTTTAGGTTCAGGCTCGACTTTAATTGCTTGCGAAAAGACAAATAGAATATGCTATGGTATGGAATTAGAGCCATTATATGTTCAGGTTATAATAGATAGGTGGGAGGCCTTTACGGGTAAAAAAGCTAAAAAATTATAATTTACGGGAATTTTACGGAAATATGCCATATAAACAACCCCCAAAAGAACATCAATTTAAAAAAGGAAACCCCGGTAAGCCGAAAGGAGCAAGAAGCTTTAAGACCATTTTTCGTGAAGCGGCAAAAGAGGTCGCTGAGGCTCTTAATTTAGGAAAAGATCCAGATGCAATTCAAATACAATTAGTAAAAAGAGGTATTAAAGAGGGGATGACTGGAAATTATTCATTTTACAAAGATTTGCTTGATAGATTGTATGGTAAACCAAAAGAAACAATTGATATTGAAGGGGGCCAACAGCAAAATATAAACATTTTATTTTTAGCTAATCTTCTAAAAAAAGCCGACAATGAAACAAGAAAAAAATATATCTCACTTGTTAGAGAACTTAACGCAAGAGCAGGCGATGGAGATAGTCTATCAATTAGATCTTCCACTGATGATAGAGGACAAGATTTACAAGAATTATCCGAAAGCAATAGCAAATAATTGGAAACTTGGAGAACTTCACAATGAATGGAATGAAATTTTGCTTAATTATAAAAAAATAAACATTAAAGCCCCACGGGACCACTTAAAAACATTTTTCTTTTTTGAGGCAAGGGCATTGCAATTGTGTAGTTTTTATCCAGATATTGAAATAAGATATTTTACTGGTTCTGATGCATTAGCAATTGAAAAACTAAATAATGTTAAAAAATTTGCTAAACTTCCACCATTTGAAAAATTATTAAGGGGAGCAGACATTGATAATAAAACAGAGATAAGGTTTGGGAATGATAGCAGAATCTATGTTCAGGGATATATGAGTAAGATGAGGGGTGGCCATCCTGATTATATTATTCTTGACGATGTGGTTGATGTGCAGGTTATTTATTCAGATGAGCAGAATAAAAAAGCAAAAGAAAGGTTAGTTAGTGAAATTCTTCCAATGGCAGAACCCCATACGCAAATAGTTATAATTGGGACAATGCAAAGAGAAGACGATATTTATTCAGTTGACTTAGGAGAAGATTCAATTTCAAAAACATATGACGCCATTGTGGATGAAGAAAAAAAGATAACGCTATTTCCTCAAAAATGGAGTTGGAAAGAATTAATGAAAAAGAAAAAAGAAATTACTTCTGTTTTTGGTGAAAAATGGTTTTTAAAAGAATATAGAAACCTGCCAATTAATCTTTTGGGAGAAATTATTAAGCCAGAATGGATTAAGTATTATAGTGAACTCCCCAAGGATTTAACAATTTATTCTGGTTGGGATTTGTCTGTTGGAAAGGATATAGACCAGGGAGACTATACTGCAGGCATTACAGTTGGAGTTGACCGTCAGCAAAATATTTATATTATAAATGTTTTTAGGGACAGAATTGACTTTCCAATAAGATTAAGAAAAATTGTAGAGCTTGCCAAGGTTTATAGACCGCAAGTGATTAAAATTGAAGAAAATGTTTTTCAGGCAGATACAGTTCAAATGCTAAAAAGAAATACTGCATTAAATATAAAAGGAATTAAAACGACAAAAAATAAAATTGAAAAGTTTACATTTGAATTAGCACCATTATTTGAAAATGGAAAGGTCTTTTTAAAAAAAGATGATCCAATGCAAGAAATATTTAGGCAAGAATTGCTTTCGTTGCCAAGGGGGAGCCACGATGATATGGCTGATGCTTTTTGTTTGGCAATTGAGGGGCTTCCTTTTAAAGTAAATGTTGAAGATATTGCATTTTTTATATGAAAAAAGAAATTAGAGAAAATTTGCTCATTTCAGTTGGACTTAAAAAAAATGCATTTGGCATAACCTCTCCAGTTCTGTGGGGCTATCTTCCGGCAGAAATAGAATGGACGAATGGCAAAAAAGAAAAAGCATTTTTAGTTGAGTTTATAGAGTTGCCACCAGAAGGAAATTTAGTAAAAGTGCTTGGGAAAAAATTTGCTAAAAAAATAATGGCAAAAGAAATTCAAGATAAATACTCAGTTGAGTTGAGAGATAAATTAGAGAGACAATTAACCGCACTTAATAGACATAAAAGATTAAATGGAAAAAAAATAAAATCATTTAAAATTCTTTCTTACGAAAAATGGAAAAAAACACCCCAGCTGAACATAGAAGAGAAATAATGAAAGAGATAGAAGAAATACTCTCAAAATTGCCAACTTGCAAGATTATTATTTATCAAAATAAATATCGAATTGAATATGAAGTAATTCAAAAAAAGCATTACCAAGAAAAAATTGATATTATGATTATTTAGGTCTTGACAAAAAATTTAAAATGAATATAATGAATTAACAATTTAATCAGGCATCATTTTGATGCAAACCGAGCTACTCGGGAAACACCCGACAGCCCACCCAGAAGTCAATTATTTGACTTGAATGGTGGGCTATTTTTAATTATATGACATTTAAAGACATTATTTCATTTTTAAGAAGACCAATTAGTTTTAAGGCAAAAAATGATTTGCCATACGGATCAATAAATGCTGTTGGTACAATGGGATTTCAGTTGGGAGAACTTGAGGATTTTGAATATTATACTTCTTGGGGATATGCCTGCATTTCAAAAATTGCACAAGGAATAGCAAATAGCGATTGGAGGCTTTTTGAATTAAAAAGTAATAATGAGGTTGTTGAAATAGAAGACCACGAACTTTTAGCCCTTTTAAAAAATCCAAATCCCATAATGTCAGAATATGATTTTAAAGAAATGATAATTACTCTTGGTGAAATTTATGGGAGAATGCCGTTAGTTATTTTTAGGGATAGCACGGGAAAGCCAAATGAATTGTGGCCAGCCCTGCCGCCATCCTTAAAAATAAAAAAAGTTGATGAAAATGGTTATCCATTAGTTTGGGAATATAGTTTTGGTAATAAAAAAGTTGAATATAAAAATGAAGACATAATTGACCTTAAATATCCAAGTCCGAAAAATCCAGTTATTGAAGCCAATGCACCACTTGAGGCAATTAAAAAGTCACTTAACCTTGAAATGTATATGACAGATTGGAATATTGGATTAATGGAAAACGATGCAAGACCACCAATGATAATTAAATATCCAGAACCATTGACCGAAGAACAAAAAGAAAAACTGCAAGAAATGTTTAGACAACAATATCAGGGATTTAATAGGGCATACAAAAAAGTTCTTGTTTTGACTGGTGGGGCAGAAGTTGATTCTAGGGGATACAGTCCAAAAGAATTAGATTTCTCTTCTTCACGGGACCAAATAAGAGACAAAATACTTTCTTCTTTCGGTGTGCCAAAATCAATTTTAGGATTAGAGTCAAATGTAAATAGGGCATCAATGGAGCAAGCAGAAATTAATTTTGCAAAATACACATTAGAGCCAAAACTTAAAAAAATAACTAGCCAATTAAACAAAAAAATAGTTCCAGAGTTTGGTGAAAATCTTTGGCTTGATTTTGAGCCGTTAGTTTTTGAAGACAAAGAAATTCAATTATTAAGATATGATAAAGCAGTTAATCGATGGATGACGATTAATGAAATTAGAAAAGAGATTGGGTTGCCAGAGGTAGACGGTGGAGATTATCTTTATATGTCATTTAATGTAATGCCGGTTGGGGGTTCAAAAGGTGAAAGAGTAATAAAAGTTAAGACACCAAAGGCTGGGTTAAATCTTAAAATACAAAAGACTATTAGAAAAAATATCTTGGCAAGAAATTTAAATCAGCGAAAAATTGAAAAAGAAATAGAGCAAAAATTTGAACAAAAAATAAAGACCAAAATAAAAGAAAAAAGAAAGGCAAATAAGGTTTTAATTATTTCAAAAAAAAAGCAAATTTCGCAAGAAGCAAAAGAAAAATTTTATGAAACACGAACAAAAAAGAAAAGAATACTGGAAGAGGAGTGGCGAAAAGCAATTACTAAATTATTTAAAAAACAAAAAGAAAAAATTATCGAAAGGCTAAAAAGAAGAAAATCATTAGTTAATAATATCTTGCCACCAAAACAAAGAGAGATTAGGGCAACAATAAAAATAATTGAACCACTTTATTATCAAACATTAATGGCTGGTGCCGAAGATGCGTCAAGATTAGTGGGGGAAGAAATAATTGATATTATTAATTTACCACAAACAAGAAGGTGGGTAGAAAGAATAGCAAAAGAATATGCAGAAGAAATTACAGATACCACATTTGAAGATTTGGCGGCTCTTTTAAAAGATGGATTAGAACAGGGATTGGGAGTATATGAGTTGGGAAATAATATTGAGGATTATTTTAGCGAAATTGGTTCTTATAGGGCAGATATGATTGCAAGAACGGAAACAGCAAGAGCAACAATAGAGTCGCACGCAATTATTTGGGATGAACTTGGATTTGAAAAAGCAGAGTGGTTGCTCGGACCAAATCCTTGTGAAATTTGTCAGGAAATGGAAAAAAGAGAATGGTTAATAAATGAAATTAGGGATGAAATTCCAGTTCATCCAAATTGTGAATGTGATTTCACACCATTAGTTGAATAAAGGTCACAAAAAAATAATTAAAAATATGCCAACAGAATACCAAACCAAAGCAAAAGGAATTGAATACAAAAACTATCACGCAGAATATAAAGTTAAGGAAAGGGGTATAATTGAAGCATATGTTAGCATTTTTAACAATGTTGATTCGCAAAATGAAAGAATTTTACCAGGAGCATTTAAAGACAGTCTAAAAAGAAAGCTTCCAAAGGGAGTTTGGATGCATAATTGGGAAAAGCCAATTGCAACCACTATTTCTGCTGTTGAAGATGAAAAGGGGTTAAAAATTGTCGGCAAATTAATATTAACCGTTCAGCAAGCCAAAGAGGCATATGAGTTAATGAAAGAAGGAGTAATTGATGAATTTTCAATTGGGTATAAGGTAGAAGAAGACGAGATCGATAAAAATGGTGTTAGAAACCTAAAAAAACTTACTTTATATGAGTGGTCTCCGGTTTTGGTTGGGGCAAATGACCAAACAGAACTTATTTCAATTAAATCATTAGAAGAGAAGCCCTACCCAAATGAACATTCTTGCAGATTAGAGGATCCATCTAAATATGAAAAATTTTCAAGGAAAAATTGTGCAGCAAAACACGATGGAAAGTGTATAGATTTTATTTACGGAATAAAAGATAATAAAACAGAATTACAGGCAATGAGATTTGATAAAAAAATATGGACAGAGGAAGAGGCAAAAAATTATTGTCAAGAAAAGGGAGGGATATTTGAGCCAGCGGGAGAAAAAGGAGTAATTCCTTATAAAGAATATCCAACGGCAGATGAGGATACTCCCTGGAATGGACCAGAAGAAGTTGCAAATGCTGAAATTGAAGATTTAAAAATAATGTGTGCGTGGTATGATAGCGAAAATCCAGATGTTAAGTCGTCTTATAAGTTGCCGCATCACAGAGCATCAGATTATAAAGTTGTTTGGAATGGCGTGAGGGCAGCAATGGCGGCTTTGCTTGGAGCAAGGGGCGGAGTAAATATTCCAGAAAGCGACAAAAAAGGAGTTTATAACCACCTTGCAAAGCATTATAAACAATTTGATAAAGAAGTTCCACCATTTAAAGAGATAGAAGAAGAAGAAACGGGAAAGAAAGAAGGGAGGGTTTTATCTGCCAAAAATAGAGCAATTATTAAAAAAGCAATTGATGTTTTAACAGAATTATATAATGCGACAGAACCACCTACTGACCAAGAAAAAACACTTAATGCTCCCCAGGAGTGGGAGAAGAAGGTCGAGCCAATTCCTTATAGCCACAAAAAGCTTATAAGGATCAGGCACACAGCAAAGCAACTTCACAGAGATAGTGAAGTATTGCTTAGAATAATAAAACAATAAAAAAATGGAAGACAAAAAAAGTGAAGTAATGGAACAGAAAGAGGAGGTTTTGACGCTTGATGAGTTAAAGGGGATAATGAAAGAAACCGTTGCTGAAACCACAAAAAGTATTGAGGAAGAAATAAAGAGAATAAAGGAAGAATTAAAGAGCCAGAAAGAAGTAAAAGAAGAAAACGATCCAGAGGTTTCAAAGAAATTTATTAAAGATCTTATTGAGGGAAAGGCAATTAGTACGCAGTCTACGTCTTTTGGGTATACGGTTCCTACTTCTCTTGCCAATAAGGTTCTTGAAAAAAGAGACAAGATTGCAAAAGTAAGACCAAGAGCAACTACATTTAAAATGTCGGGAAAGTTTGATTTACCAGTTGAATCAACAGCCGTTACTGCTTATCATGTTGGTGAAAATGTCCAGGTGACAGAAAGTAATCCAACTATTGGAAAGAAGAGTTTAGATGATTGGTATTTGGCCGCAAGGGTATTAATCCCCTACAAACTTTTAGACACATCTGCAATAAACGTTGAGGCATTTGTTTCAAATCTTTGTGGAAGAGCACTTGCCAACCTTGAAGAAACTGATTTTGTCGCTGGAGACGGAAGTTCAAAGCCAAGAGGATTTAGACAAGAATCAGTTGGCACGGTTTATTTGGAGGGGGACACCCTTGCTTATGATGATTTAGTTAATTTGTATTATGAGTTAAAAGAACAATATAGGCAGGGAGCCGTATTTATCACATCAACTGCTGGAGTGAAATTAATTAAGAGAATTAAAGATGAAAACGGAATGCCAATTTTCAATGTTACAGACAATACAGTATTCGGCAAACCATTAATCGAAACAGAGGATATTCCTTCAAATCTTGGAACCTCTGGAAACGAAACAGAGATTTGGTTTGCAGACCTTTCTTATTACTGGATTAAAGATGGTGTTGAAATGATTGCAGAAAGGGATAAGATAATTGATTATATGCAATCAAGAATAGTATTTCACGAAGCAGTTGATGGTTGTGTAGTTTTGTCAGACGCTTTCAAGGTATTAACCGGCGTTAAATAATTGGGTTCTTATAGACTGTTGCTGTGATCTTTAATGGTCCAGCAACAGTAATAAGTATCCAATATGATAAAAATTTTAGTCAGGTTTTTAGAACCCCATACGCCATATAAGGCTGGAGATGTTTGTTGGATTACAATCGAAGAATATAATCGGTTATCAAGACAAAAAAGGGTTGAAAAGTTTGAAGAAAAAGAGTTTTTTCCACTTGAGGGAATAACCAGAACGATGGCTGATTATAGTGCAAATATTTCACAAAAACCACTGCCAAAGAAGCCAAAAGGAGAGGATTTAATTTGTCCAATTTGTGGTAAAAAGTATAAGGCAAAAAGATGGGTAAAAAGTCATTTAAAAAAGGTTCACAAAATAGGATAGTTTATATTGGAAACTTCAGACCACCCCACTCAACCGAGAACCACATTAAAAAAACATTTGAGGGACTTGGCTGGGAGGTCATTCCCGTTCAGGAAGATGAAATAAGAAGACCAGAGGAGGTGCTTGAGAAAACTGGTGGGTGTAAATTTTTGTTATATACCAGAACCTGGGCGAGAACAGGACTGTTATATGGAGAAATTTTGCGGCACATTAAAATTCCAACGGTTTCATTTACCTTGGATTTATATTTTGGAATATCACGAGGAGTAGGAATAGAAAACGATACATTTTTTCAATCAGATTATGTTTTTACAGCAGATGGTGGACACTCAAAAGAATTTAAGGAAAAAGGAATAAATCATTATTGGTTATCACCAGGAGTATATGACAAGGAGTGTTATTTGGGAACAAAGAAACAAGCATTTGAAAAAGATGTGGTTTTTGTTGGAAGTTATAGATACCACGCAGAATGGGGATATAGAAGAGTATTAATTGATTTTTTAAGAGAAACTTATCAAGACAGATTTAGATTATGGGGAGATGCAGACTGTATTAGGGGAGACGACTTAAATAATCTTTATGCAAGTGCTAAAATTGCTGTTGGAGATAGTTTGTATTCGCCATATTATTGGTCTGATAGAATTCCAGAAACGCTTGGAAGGGGAGGATTTTTAATCCACCCCAAGGTTGAGGGGCTTGAAAAGCAATATAGATATTATGAGCACTTCGTTCCGTATTGGTATGGAGACTTTAAAACATTGAAAATGATAATTGATTATTATCTTAAGCACGATGAAGAAAGAGAAAAAATAAGAATTGCGGGACATCAATGGGTTAAAAAAAACCATACTTATCGCCATAAAGTTTTACAGATGTTAAATATTTTAAAAAAAGATGGAGCAATTTAAAACATTAGTATTGGGAATTGGCAGATGGGAAGAGCCACTGGCAAAAGGAGAGATTGTAGGGGTTGACATAGTTAAGACAGAAAAGGTTGATATTATTTGGGATTTAAATCAGTTTCCTTATCCATTTAATGATAAGGAATTTGATTTGGTTATTTTAAGGGATGTTCTTGAGCACCTAAATGAGCCATTAAGGGTAATGGAGGAAGTGTGGAGGGTGTTAAAAGATAATGGCAAGGTTTTTATAAGGGTTCCAGATGCAGACCACCCAGAAATTGGTTGGAGGGATATAACCCATAAAAGATTATTTACGCTTGAAACGTTTGATATATTTGACCCATATAAAGAATATTGTCAAAATTTTGGATATATTACCAAGGCAAGATTTATTGTTATTAAAAGAAAAAAGAAAAATAAAGGATTAGAATTTTGGCTTCAAAAATATGAGAATAGCAATGTTAGGTAGAGATAATAATAGGGGACTTGGAATTCAATCTTGGGAATTTTATAGACATATTAACCCCCAAAAAACTTTGATAGTTGAGATAAACGAGAAGAAAACATATAGAGAAAGATTTCCAGATGCTAAATTTTGCACCTTACAAGATATAGAAAAAAATATAGATTGGCTTTTAGATGGGGTTGATTGTATTGTATCTTTTGAAACTTGGTATTATAAATGGCTTCCCAAAATAGCAAGACAGAAAGGGGTTAAGACATTTTTACAATTAAATTATGAGTGGCTTGATGACGAAGCAGACATATACCTTGCACCAAGTTTATGGCATTTTGAAGATATACCATCGCCCAAAATATATTTACCAGTTCCAATCAATAGAGATGTTATTCCATTTAAAAGAAGAAGAGTGGCAAAAAAGTTTTTTTATAATTATGGCAATTCTTATGGTGGATATGACAGAAACGGATTTGAGATAATAAGAAAAGCAATTCCATTAGTTAAAAACGATGTTAAATTTATAATCAAAAGCCAAGAGGAAATACCCAAAATAAATGACCCGAGGGTTGAATATATTATTGAGGACAAAGACAATTATTGGGAAGCATATAACGATGGAGATGTATTATTGTTTCCAAGAAGGTATGGCGGATTATCTTTAATTCTTAATGAAGCAATGGCATCGGGAATGGCAATATTATCATTAGATGTTAAGCCACAAAACTTATTTTTACCAAATAGATTATTAGTTAAGCCAACATCAAAAACAATTCAAACAATAAGAAAACCAATTGAGGTATATGATGTTGAGCCAAAACTGTTTGCCAGAGCAATAGATGACATCGCAAACAAAGATATTTCAAAATATTCAAATATATCAAACATAATAGCAGAAAATTGGTCGTGGCAAAAACTTAAAAAACAATATATTAAAATTTTATGTCAGAATTAGTAAGTTATGCATTAACAACGGTAGAAAAAGTTAAAACTTATCTTGGAATTAGCGTTTCAACAGACGATACTCTTTTAGAGAGGTTGATTAACTTTGCAACTGATTTTATTGAGGAATATTGCCAAAGAAGATTTTTAAAGACAACTCATGAGGAAATTTATGATGGTGATAGTTTTGATAGGGTTCTTTATTTAAATCAGTATCCAGTAATAGAGATAACAAAAATAGAACAAAATGACGGGACAACAGACAATCCAAACTGGACAAGATTAGACGAGGGCGAAGATTATGAAAAATATTTAAACGAAGGAAAGATTTATTTTTATAATCAGGTTAAAGGAAAAAGAAATTATAAAATAACATACGAGGCTGGATACACTATAATTCCTTATGATTTAGAGGGATTGTGCCAAAGATTGGTTGGAAGATTATATGAAAAAAGACAATCAGAGGGACATGCATCAGAGGGGCTTGGACCGGCTAATATTACCTGGGGAAAATTTATTGATGATGAAGATAGATTGATTTTAGAACGCTATAAAAAAGTATCAATATAAAAACATGAAATCGCTTTTTAAAAATGCAATATCTGTTAGCAGATTGGGTACAGTAGTTGGAACAAATAAAGAAGAATATAAACCAAATGGAACAATATACGGGATTATTTTACCAATTGATGCAGAATCGGTTATGTTAAGTGAAGGAAATCCGTCAAAAACTTATATTTTATATACATACCACGATTCAGATATAAAAGAAACAGATAAAGTATCATACAATTCAATTAATTATATTGTAGCGGGCATAAGAACATTTAATTTGTGGGGTATAAAGGTCAAGGAAGTAATAATAGAAGAACTTGAGAGTTAATATGGCAGTATCCATTCATTTACAAGTTAAGGGACTGAATGAGTTAAGAAAAAAATTTGAGCAGGCACCACGGGTTGTTGGTCCAGAGCTTGAAAAAGCGACAAAAGACGCCGGGGCAGTTTTGATGTCCGCCTCTAAAAAAGAAAGTCCAATAAAGACAGGGGCGTTAAGAAGAAGCATAAGTATGAGTTATAAGCCAATTCAGGTTAGCGTTTATACCAATCAAAACTATGCAATTCCTGTTCACGAAGGATACCGAGCACATACAATTTATCCAGTAAGAGCAGGGGCATTAAGATTTAAAACAAAAAGCGGGAAAATAGTTTATGCAAAAAGAGCCAATATTCCAAGATACAAAGGAAATCCATTTTTTAGAAGGGCGGTTAATGATGCAAAAAGAAGGGTAGAGGAAATTTTTGCAAACGCAATAAGCAGAATAATTAAAAAATTATGAGTGATTATTTAAACATAAAATCGGCAATTATAAGCAAACTTCAATCAATATCAGAGATTAAAAATGTTTATGCGTGGGAAAAAGGAGAATTAGAAGGATATCCAAGTGCTGTAATAAGCGGATTTAAAATTGAAACAAATGAATGGAGTGATACCGCTACCAACATAAGAGACTGGGTTTTTAATATTAAAATTTATCAAGAGATTGAAAAAGAAGGAAGAGGGGCAGAAACTGGCGAGGAAATTTTGGATTCTATTACTGATTCAATTATTGATACATTTGATAAAGATAGGCATTTGTCATCGGTTGCTGATATTATTGGAGTATGGGTGGTTGCTGGAAATAGTTGGGTTGACAGAGAATTGAATATGAGGGTTTTAAATTTAGAAATAAAGGTCAGAAAACCCTTTGAAATAATATAAAATACATGCAAAGAAAATTTAAAAATAAGGCAATAAATAAGTTTGAAGACAAAGAATTAAAAGTCGAAACAAAAACAAAGGTCGAGGAGGAAAAATTAAAAGAATTTTTCTTCCCTCTTTTAAATAAAACCGTTAAGGCAAAAAGCCTTGATGAAGCTAAAAAACTATGCCACTTGAAATAGGAGATTCAATAATTTTAGGTGTTGGAATTGAAGCAACAAGAGGAACAGCTGTTACCCCACAGGTTTACATTCCATCAAGAACACCATCTGGCATAATTTCTACGATTGATAAAAAGTTGGTTGAAGAAACAAAAGCAACAAAGTTTGAAAGCTATGGTTCAGAGATAGTTCAGCAAAAAGCAGAGGGCGATTTAGAGTTTAATTTAAGGTATGAATCAATTGGTTATTTATTATTAAGCTTGCTTGGCTCTGTTAGCTCTGCAGCAAAAGCAAGTCCAAATCAAACAGTTTATGATCACACTTTTAGTGTTTTGTCTAACAATGTTCAAAATCCGACATTAACGCTTTCGTTGCAAAAATCAATTCAGGCATATGCTTATCCAAATGCTTTGGTTGGAAAATTAGAAATTAATATTAAGCCAGACGATTTGGTTGTGGCAAAATCATCTTTTATTGCAAAAAGTGAAAGCGAGATTAGTCAGCTTTCTCCAAGTTTTTCAAGCTCTGATAGATATTTTAGACAGCAAGACTGTGTGGTAAAAATTGCTTCAAGTCTTTCTGGGCTTGATACGGCAAATCCAATTAATCTTAAAGAACTCAATTTGTCAATTGAAAATACCGCAAAAGAAGATGAGGTAATTGGTAGTTTAAATCCTGCTGATATTTTGGCATTAAGAATGAAAATTGAGGGAAAGTTAAGTGGAAACTATACTTCCAAAACAAATTATGATGTTTTTAAGGGCGGAAGTTATAAAGCAATGAGAATAGAGATGACAAGAAGCGATATAACAATTGGGTCTGATCAGCATCCAAAACTAAGGATTGATTTACCAAAAATTTCTTTTGAAAAGTATGACCAAAAGAGAGAGCTGGACGATATTGTTTCAGAAGAAATTAATTTTAAGGCTCATTATAGCGAGACAGACGCAAAGGGAATTATTGTTGTTTTGACTAATACCCAAACTGGTTATGTACCAGCATAAAAACGACCCCGTCTTTTTGGCGGGGTCTTAAAGGTCGTTGAGATAAAAATAATTTTATGGAAACGAAAATAATAGAAACCCCGATAGAAAAACATAAAGTTGAGATTAAAAAAACATTAACTGCAAGAGATTTTAGAGAAATTCAGCTGGCAGGGGCAAGCGATGAGATTAAATACAGGTTTAATCAGGCAGAATTTGAAGCAATGAAAAGATCTGGAGAAATTGAAATAACTCTTTTGGATGCATTTAAGATGTCAAACGCAGAAGAAGATGCAAAAATTAATACATTAGTTGTTTCAGTTGATGGAGTTAAAGAAAATCTAAATGAAGTGGTTCTTAATTTTTGCAAGAGTGATTTTGATTTTGTTATGGCAGAAATCAATAAAATTATAGAGGGAGATAAAAAAAAACAGAGGATAGTAGAAAATACTACAAATCAGGAAAGCTAACCCACGAAATGATGGTTGCGATTATTTGTGAAAAAACTGGCTGGACTTATGATGAGTTTTTGGAACAACCACAATGGCTTATTGAAACAATTCTAGCAAAGGAAAATGAAGATAGAAAGGCAGAAATTGAAGAGTTGAGAAAAATCAAGAAATAAAATGACAAGAGAAACATTACAAATTATAATTGATGCAATAGATAAAACAAGTTCCACCTTTGGGGGAGTTGAGAGCAATATAAAAAATATTGAAGAGAAGATTCATTCTGTTGGGAAAACAATGCAAAGTGTGGGTACAAAAATGATGGCCGCCGGAACTGCAATGGCTGGTGCTTTGGTTTTTGAAGGGAAAAAAGCACTTGATTCTTATATGAAACAAGAAAATGCAGTAAGAAGACTGGAGGGAGCCTTAAAAAATGTAAAAACAGCAAGAGATAATGATATTACCTCATTATTGGCACAGGCTGATGCACTTCAAAAAGTAACAAGATTTAGTGATGAACAAATAATATCAGCACAGGGTATATTAGCAACCTTTCAACTAAATCAAAAACAAATTGAAAGATTAACTCCATCTTTGATTGATATGGCAGAGGGGATTGCAAGAGTTGATGGCTCAATGCCAGATCTTGAGCAAAATGCGATAATGGTTGCAAAAGCACTTGGTGGTGAAGATATTGAGGGATTAACTGGTGCATTAAGGAGGGTTGGTGTAATAATGACACCAACTCAACAGCAAATCTTAAAAACAGGGACAATGGAGCAAAGGTTAAATATTATGACTGAAATACTTAGACAGAATTTTGGTGGTCTTGGCGAGGAAATGGGCAAGACAACCTCTGGCAATATAGCTCAAATGCAAAATGCACTTGACGATCTTCAAGAAACTATTGGCGAGACGCTTGCTACTGCATTAACTCCTTTTATTAAAAAAATAACAGAATGGGCACAAAGACCAGAAACAGTAGAGATGTTTAAAAAACTGGCGGGGGCTGCAGTTGAATTTGGGCGGGTTATTGCGGCATTTGTGATGCCAATTATAATGAAGATAATTAATAAATTTGAGGAATGGACAAGCAAACACCCCGAACTTATTAAGGCTGTTTTAGCGGTTATAAGTGTATTAATAGGATTTGGAACAATACTAACCATGTTTGGTGCTATTATGGGAGCACTTTCTTCTCCGATTTTAATAGTTATTGGATTATTAACTATTATTGGTGCAGCAATTTATGTAGTGGCACGAAATTGGCATGGAGCAATGAGTACAATATCTAACCTATGGCACGCTTATGTGGTAATACCCCTGCATACGGCTTGGATAGAGATACAAACAAAATTAAAAACTATTTATGATTTTTTTCAATATATCTGGTTTAGAATATCAGCTGTAACATATGGGATTTGGAGCGGAATTGTTAATGGAATAAAGGGATTTATCAATAGCATTATTAGGGCAATAAACGGAATGATAAGTGGATTAAATAAAATACACATTAGTATTCCAGGTTGGGTTCCGGGCCTGGGTGGAAAATCTCTTGGATTTAATATAGGTTATATTCCTTATTTGGCAGAAGGGGGATTAATTACACAACCAACTTTAGCAATGGTGGGTGAGGCAGGACCAGAAGTGGTTGTTCCATTAAACAAAAGCGGAATTGGAAATATAACAGTTATTGTTAAAGACAATACGTTCGTTAACCTAGATGAGGTTGTTGATAGGGTAGATAGGGTTCTTGCTGAAAGATTAAGAAATAGAATTAAATTAGCTTATTAATATGTCAATTACAGTTAAAATAAACGGAATAGATAAGACAAATTATTTTAAAAAAGTGTCAGTTAAAAATAATTTGAATTCCGATCCAGATACTGCGGAACTGGAATATTATATCTATGGAAACAGGGATCCTGGGATTGATGGCAATGACGATATTGCTATTTATGATGGAGCCAGCAAGATTTTTGGTGGGATAATAACAAAGATTTCAAAATCATTAGAAGGAGGGCTAGTAAGGTGCAGGGCAGAAGCAAAGGATTATTCAGAAATAATGGATGGTAGAATTGTTTTTGAGATATTTGAAAAAAAAACAGTTAATTACATTATTGATTACCTTGTTAATAATTATTTAACCGATACTGGAATTACGATGAATAATGTTAATTGCGATGCCGAAATTGCTTATATTGTATTTAATGGAAAGCCGGTCTCAAAGTGTATCGATGAACTGGCGGATTTAATTGGCTATTGCTGGTATATTGATCCAGATAAAGATATTCATTTTTTTGCAAGGGGTGAAGAAACTGCACCGATGAACTTAACAGATACAAGTGGCGGATATGTGTTTGATAGTTTAGAAATAAATTTTGACTGGAGCAATATTATTAATAGCGTTATAATTGATGGTGGTTCTTTTTTGGGAGAAGCCCAAAGACACGATTTTGTTGTGTGGGAAAGTGATTTTTCAGATTATAGGAGAGAATGGCCAACAGTAATAGAATATGGAGAAAAACCATCAGTTTATAAGGATTATGGAACTTATATGGAATATCAATATAGTGTCGGTGTTAATGGATTAGATAATCCAAATGATTATGAGGTTATGTGGGACTTTAATGGAAAATGGATTAGGTTTAGAGAAGATTGTAGACCAACAATTACTGATAAAATTACATTAATTGGAAGAGAGATTGTTCCAATAAGATTGTTGGCAAGTGACCAAGAATCAATTAACCAATATGGAATTCGCCAAAAATATGAGATAAATAAGAATATTTTAAGTTATGCACAGGCAGCCCAATATGCTGCATCAATTATGGATGCTTATAAAGATCAGATTTGTGAGGGAGGGTTTAAAAGCACAACATCAGGATGGAGGGCTGGGCAACTTCTTAATATAAATTCAACAATAAGGGGAGTTAATCAGGATTTTATTATCAAAAGTGTAGATTTTAATATGAGAACACCAACTGATTTTGAATATAATGTTTCATTAATAACACAAAAGACATTGGGGGTTGTAGATGTTCTTCAAAAAATATTGCTTGATAAGGCAAAAGAGCTCGACATTGATAAAAGTGCCATCATTACTAAGCACGGACAACATTCAGAAAGTTTAATATTTGACGAGTCAGTATCAAAAACACTTGGGACCACAGAACCGACTTATGTTATTGGAGAGCATTTTTCAAGTAATCCCTGGCCAACCGACACAATAAGAACAGCAGTAATTGATGGCGGGGCAAAAATTTCTTAAAAATATGAAAAAGTCAGAATTTATATTTAAAAATGAAAGGGTCAACATATATAAAATTAAAGATTGTAGGGAGTATAGAAAACTTTTAAAAAACGGTGAGATTGATAAAATCAAAAAACTTGCTTATTTTAAATCAACCAAGCACAACTTGATTACTAATAAGGGGCTCGAAAGAATTGCGAGAGTATTGGCTGGGAATGTTAATTTGAGTATTGTCGAGATTGCACCATCAATTTGTGCAATTGGCGACGGAACAGGAACGCATACAGCATCATCAACCCAACTTTTTTCAGAGAAATATAGAAAATATGTTTCATCAAGGGAATCATATCAAAATAAGTTTTTGATTTTATCACATTATTTGCCAGAAGAGTGCACAGGGCAATTTACAGAAGAGGGTATTTTTATTGCGGGAGATGTTGAAACGGCAAATAGTGGAGTTTTGCTTTCTGTGATTGCTTTATCACAATCAGAGGGAAACAAAACAAATACTAATGCATTAATTATTGAGAGATTATTCACTCTCTCTTCTTCTTAAAATTATAATAACATTATAAAATTATGGCAATAACATCAAACAATATACCCCGCCCCCCACGTGAAATACCTGGCCAAGGTGGCGGTGCATCCTTGACTGGTTGGTGTATTGATAAAAATTCTATAATTCTTGGAAATGGGTGTTATATTGGAGCATTTGGAATATCAAATGGTGGAGATCTTATTAGTTGGTTTGGGGGCAATATTCAATTTGATGAATACGGAAGAATTAAAAATATTTATGGTGATAACGTATTGGGATTTTCAAGGGTAGTTGCTGGAAGTCCCTTGGTTTTCCCAGCAAATCATGATACAGTAATGTTGGGGGCTTCAAATTATAGGTTTAAAGATGGATATTTTGTAAATATTCATTCTTCCGGTGGGTTTACAACTGGCGATTTAATCTTTAAAAATAATTGGGTTATTACAGAGGAGGACGAAAGCCTAGTTTTTATCAATCCAAAAGGAAAAAAGGTGCTGGAGTTAACTCCCGATGGAGAATTTAAAAAAATAAAAGACAATAAAATATATGATAATGCTAAAAGATTTAATGAGGGGGCTAAAGAACATCAACTTAAAGAACCAGAAGAAAAACCTAAAGGTCTTTAAATAAGAAAAAATAAAAAATTATGTCAATTTATTCTGGAGCAAATTTAACAATTGAAAATCTACGTGATGGATGGATACAACCAAATGAAACTTGGTCTTATTCCTCTTGGAATTCCTCTACAAGAATTGGTGTAATTACTGTTCCTTCTGACGCAACCCAAAGATACACAAAGGGAATGAGAATTCGTATTACTCAACAAACTGATGGTACAAAATATGGAATAATTACAGCGGTTACTTCAACAACTATAACGGTTTATTTTGGTCCAAATTATACATTGAATAACGAGGCAATTACCAATCCAGCATTTACCCTCACCAAAGAATTATGTTCTTATCAGACGAGTAGGCATTATTATGAATATGTTACTTCAAGCAAAACCTATATTGATATTACTAATCTTATAATTGATAGGGGTTTTAATCATACCTGTTATTTCTCGCTGAATTTAAGAAATGCCGCTTCTTCATCGGCAAGATTTTCTTTATTTTTTAATGGGAACTATACACAGACAAATTATTATACACAATATCTTACTGTCGCTGGAACAAGCACTAGTGCAGGAAGGGATAATAATTCAACGATTGCTTATTTAAATAGTACAGAAAAAGGAAGTATAACTGGATTTATTCAGATAGCAACTGATTCTTATGCCAAGTTTTATTCCTCTGTAGTACAGGGGGCACCATCAGGTGTTTTCTTAAATTATCGGGCTGGTGCTGCAAATTTTGCTTGTAATCCAATCACCTCAATTCGTCTTTCTTCGGACCAAACCAATGGAATATCTGTAGATAGTATAATTCATTTTTGGATACCATAAAAATATGTAAGAAAAACAATGTCGCAATTAATAATTCTTTTTGTTTGTGCTTACCTATAACTATGCCAGAAAACAATTACAATAAAAAACAAGATATTGAAATTGCGATTATAAAGAGAGATATTCATTATATTAAAGAAGATATAAAAGAGATTAAGGACAATCATCTTAAATGCATACAAGAAGAAATAGAAAACCTAAAGGACGTGGTTTTAAAGCAACCGAACTGGAAACTGCTTTCAACTATAGTTGGTATTGGAACATTTATTCTTGGTATACTAATAACGATTATTGGTTATTTAATACAAGTCCACTGATTTTTAAAACTCTTGACTTTAATTGTGGTGAGCGTTAAAATAAATAAAGGTCAATTTATAATAATATTATAAAATTATGGGAGAAGATATAAAATGCAATTGTGTTCTTTATGCAAAAAGTAAAGTTCCCTCTCTTCCGGGAGGACTATGGACGCTTGCCGACAAAATGAAAATAGTTAATAGTTATATTCCTTTGGTTGGCGAGGTAGCAATAATGGATTGTGGTTATCCTTGGGGGCACGTTGGTATTGTCGTTGCTGTTAATGGTGATAAAATTACAATAGAAGAGGCTAATTTTAAAAGATGTGAAATAACAAGAAGGACAGGAACAAGGGAAGAATTAAAGATACTTGGATATTTTAGACCACCAAATGTTTTGGTTCCAGCACAACAGACACCCGGCTTCCCAAAGCAAGTTAAAGTGATTGTTCCCGCCTTACGAGTAAGGGCACGACCAACAACATCGGCTCCTTTGGCTGGTTCAAGGGTCTTATATTATGGAACGGTTATTACTGTTGTGGGCGTAGTTGATGGACAAACCGTGGGGAATAATAATAAGTGGTATAAAACCATAAGAGGGAATTATGTATGGAGCGGAGGTGTATGTTAACTAATTAACTTATAAACAAAGGTTGAAAAATAAATATTTAATTGAATAAAAATTATGATTGATACATCGCAATTATTATTATTTGGTATTCCGGCAGTTGTGGTAGTTGGGGCAACTGTTGAGGCAATTAAGATTTTGTTAAAAGATTTTGGGAAAGAAATTCCAAAAGAAAGATTACCGCTTCTTTCTATTGGTATTGCTATTTTGCTTTTTGTTTTAAGTGGAGGATATACACCCCAGGGCCTTCTTCAAAATATCATATATGGGATTTTTGTTGGGTTAATGGCAAGTGGCGGTTATGATGTTTTAACAAAATCAATATTAAAGAAAGAAAAGGTCGGTTGAGTTAATTAAGAAAACTAAAAAAAATGAGTAGTAAAGAATTTCTTGAAAATATTGTTAAGGAAATGGTAAACAATCCAGACAAGATTAAGATTAAAGAAACCATAGACAAGATGGGAGTATTATTAACGATTGTGCCAAGTGAAGAAGATGCTGGAATTTTAGTTGGTAGAAAAGGAAGCACTATTAATGCATTAAGAACATTGGCAAAGGTGTTTGGGTTGAAAAATAAAGAAAGAGTTTCGGTTAAACTTGACGTTCCAGAAAAAAAATAATAGAATAAAATGGGCTGGGCTTGTGGACTTTGTTGGGTATATGTTTATTAAAAAGACACCCCCCTTTAAGGGGGGGGCGCCAATAAGTAATTATTTATTAATGTATGCCCAATCCCAAGCCCGGCTTTTTATTTTGCTTTAAAATTGTCTAACCCCTTGACTTTTTAAAACAAGGGAATATAATATATATAGAAGCATTGAAATGATAAAAATCAGCAAAAATACAAAACCCCTTGACTTTTTAAAATAGGGGAATATAATATAATAAAGGTCGGAAAAAAATTAAAAAATTCTAAAAATATGTTCAGAATAAATAGCACTGTCAAGTGGTGCGGGATGAAAGTAAAAATTCTTGACAGGCTTGATTCTCCAATAAATGAATTCTACAATAACCGCCGTCAACCAATTTATAAAGTAATTGATGCCCAACTTGCAGACCCGAAGTTTAGAAATTTCACTTCTCCTTTTTGGGTTTGGGAAGACGAACTAAAACCCGATGATTAGTTTTGTGCAAATAATTGTTTGGCTCTTTATGGTGAAATATGCGGGGGGGGTTATGAGGGAGATTTAAGCGGTCATTACGAAAAATTTATTAACTTAATAAATTAAAAGGTTGCAAAATAAAATAAAAAAACTATGTATATTTTTGAAGCTAAAATTATAAATGAGGAAACAGACGAAGTGATTGTTAAAATCTCTGCTTATTCAGAAGAAGGACTTGAAGAAGAAATGGGAAAGAGCAAGTGGCAGGACAAAGTTAAAATCGCAGAAAAAGAAAATAAAAAAAATTATTAAAAGGTCGTTAAAAAAATAATTAAAACTATGGAAACATTAAAATGTATAGTGTGCGGGGATTTTATCCCCAACAATAGAGCAGAAATAATTCAAGACAAATATGGCAATAAAACCATTTTTTGTCCAATATGCTACGAAAAGATAATTGGCAATGAAACAGAAATTTGCGAAGTATGTGGCAGAGAATTCCCAGCAATTGAAAAAAAAGAAATCAGAGTATTTGAAGATGTGGGCGAAGGACGAAAAGGGGTTGCTTGTCCTGGCTGTTTTGACTATCTTGAAAATAAATAAAGGGTCAGAAAAATAATTAAAAAAATAATTAAAACTATGAGAAAAATATATCGTCAGGGAGATATTATTATAAAACAAATAGAGGAATTGCCAAAAAATTTAAAGGTCGTCAGCAAGGAAAATCAATTTATATTAGCAGAAGGAGAACAAACAGGACATAAGCATACATTAGTTGCTGAACCACAAACTATGGAGATTTTACAAGATGAGAGTGGAAGATATTATATTAAACTTTCTAATGCGGCTACACTAACACACCAAGAGCATAAAATAATCACCTTACCAGAAGGAATTTACGAAGTGGGCAATGAAAGAGAATATGATTACTTTTTAGAAGAAATAAGAAAAGTTCAAGATTAAAACTATGGAAGATATAAAACGAAAAAGAATTGAGTTTTTAAGAAACCAATTTAAGATGCTTGGTAAAAATCAAGATAAGTTGGAACTTGCCGCAAGTGAACTAAATAACGCATTATCAAGGAAAAGAAAAGTTGTAATTATTAAAAAATGGTCTAATGAGTTGATGTCTGAATTG